ATGTTTTGTGTAAAAATAGACATAGAATGATGCAAATTAAATTTGATGAAGCTCTTATATTTCAAAAAATTTCAGATCAAGAAAGGGTAATTTTGAGTATTCTAGATTATTTAGATAATTAAAGACATTTAAGTTGACTAGTTAACTTATCTATTTTATCTACTCTATCTGGCCCTACAAATCCAACAGTACATGTTCCGTCTGCAACTTCTGTTCGTCCTGCATCAAATACCCGACCATTTGAAATTTTTTTTCTAGTTGCAATTTCAAGAATAGTATTTAGTGTTTTCTCATTTTCAACTTTAAGTGCTATAATGGTCTCGCCATCTTTTTGCCATTTACAAAGTTTACCATTTTCAATAGCAGCTATTGTAGCATCTACAACTGCGTGCCCTACTTGTGCTGCAATTTTACCTTTGCTCATCTTAAGATCATTACGTACGATTAATACTAATTTATAACTCATTTTTTATTTATTAAAATATAATAATTAAAAAATCAATTTATTTTTTTGAGTCTTTGCCTTTAATAGAAATTTTTACCTTTTTTTTGATAACTTTTGGTTTAACAATAATTTTTGCCTTTTTTCTAATCCGTTTACCCAATTTAGCAGCTAATTTTGATCTTTGTATATAAGCTGTCAATGATGTAATATTTAATTTAGTAATATTTTCATACGCTTCATTCATTGTGCTAATATTAAGTCTCATTGATTCATCTCGTGTTAAAATTCCATATATTGGAGATGTGTTACTTTTTGCTGCGGCAAAACTTCCAGCAAATATAATATAACATCCGTCTGTATCATCTGAAGGGGTAATAAATGAAATAAACTTTGAATTTGTAGTAGGTATTTTTGTACGACATAAAATAATTAAGGGTATTTGATATTTCTGTGATAAAACAAAGAAATCCATGACAGTGAGATAGTAATTAGTAGTGGTAATAATGTCTTCTATAGGCGTTCCGTTTTTCAATGAATCAGCTTGATCACGTTTACCTTGTGCTCGCATAATATCAAGAATATAGGTATTTCCAGAATTTAATAACTCTCCGTATATTTCAACAAGATCTGAAACAAGAGTATTTAGTGTTATATTAAGATCTATTTTATTATTATTTATAATTTCTTTAATTAATTCCCACGAACAATTTATACTTGATCGAAACTCTCTTATCTGATAATTATTAAACCCATTATCTCTCCAATTACCTATCGAAAGCTTCTTTAAACTTGGCTCCAAAATAACACAAGGGTTTACTGTATCTGTTTTCATTAGTATATCAATTCCAAATTGATTATCGTACGGAACAGTTTTATTTGGCTCTGTATTATCCCAAGTATTAGTATTTTTTATATAAATATTTTCCTTTACAGGAATCATGTCTTCAAAATAATCTCCGTATAAAATATCTTCTAATAATATTATTTCATTATCTTTTAGATTATATGATACAGATTGAAATGATAAAAATGTTTGAGGTTTAAAAATAAAGGTTCTTATTCTGTCAAATTTAATTAATTCAGCGGCAATTCTTACAAAATACTCGACGCGATTATTTCCACCGCTAATTAAATTAGTATTGGGAAGCAAAAGTTTACAAACACCATTATCATCCTCTGAAAACGTACAAAATTTACTTTCTTTACATTTACCTTCCGATAATTTAATACATTGTTCTAAATTTCCAATTTTATCAATAGTAGAAACATCGTAATCTATAAAGTCTATATATGGTGTCATGAGATCTTTAATGCGTTCACTAATAACAGTTACTTTATCAAGATACAATGTTGTATAAGACATGATTGAATCATATAACTGTGTTTTGATTGTTTTATTCTCATAGTATGAAAATATTATCCGCAGCAGATTGCGAAACACATTATAAAAATAACTTTCTAATCTTATTTGTTTAACTTTCAACATTCTTTCATTATCAACTGTTTGATCAGTTAAGATTGTTTTATCGATATCAAGATAATTGACGCGCTGTGCTGATTGATAATTTTTTGAGTCTAAAACAGGTAAACCATCAGCTTCTTCGCCATCAACAGGAGTCTGATAGGGTTCCGGTATGATAGGTATAAACTGATTTGTTTCAATAATAATTCCTACTATAACTGCATTATTTACTACCTTATATTTGGGAAGTGAAATTATTTTACGCTTACTTGCCGTGCTCAAATACTTTAATTTATCAACTGTATCTGAATAGTTTTGCCACATATCCGATCTTCCGATAAAAATATACGGTAATTCTGAATTTAATGATGATGGTAGACAAGGTATATATATAAAATCAGAAACATCATCTGTTTTTGTGGCTATAATACCTATAACCTTGGAATTGAAATTTAATACCTGTTTTGCAGGCTTATAAACAATATTAGATTTATTTAATAAATCAATTAATTCAGCAGAAGATATATTTATTCGAAAACCTCGATCCTCATTATATGTAATTGGTAGACTGGGCAATGGCTTACATTTTTCACTTAAACTATTCCATATCACATGACGTAATATAGGTTCTAATTCAGGCATTGTTTTTCCAATATCAGGCAAATAGAATAGTTTTCTTACATCATATACGGCCTTTTTTACTCGAGTATATCTATATATTGGTTCATAAAATTCATTTCTAGAATACAATATCAATATTTTTCTATTTACATCATATGATTTAGAATATTGATTGGTCGGACAAATAAGTTCAATTCTAGATGTAATATCATCATCGGGACTGTTTAAAATTACTAGATTAATACCTTGTTCGAAAAGAAAACCGGGTGTACATATAATATCCCATAAATATTCATAATTGATTGTAACATCTTTACTCTGCATGAATCCTTTAAAATTTGTAAAAGCATTGACCACTTGTATAAAATAATTTTTAAAATCCTGGGGATTCATGCTTTTTTGGAGAGATTTATATAAGTCACTATTTGAATAAGGAGCAATGTCGATTTCATCATTCGATCCAAATACATTTACAAGATTACCGTTTTGAATGGTCAAAAATTTATCAAATGTAACCTTCTCTAGGATAATATTTTTAATTTGGACAATTGTCATTAGTGGATTCTTTGTTAATCCAGACGTCGGTTTTTTTGATAGATCTTTATATGTTACCATATCTCCATACATATCAGCTATACACGCTAAGAATGACTGATTAGGACTTTTCTGAACGCCTTTATGTAATAGACATGGTTGATTCATTTTCAGTCTGGTTTCGGAAGCGCTTTGTTGGCATATTTTTTTACAATTATATCCCATAAATTTTTGAACAGATATTGGCAAATATCCAAGTTGACCCATTCTCAATGGCCATGCTTCAAGCAATGGCGCTTCATCAAATTTAACTTTTGTCTTTTTTCTTACCATACTGATAGAAGGTCCTGGATCTAATTCTTTTGCTTCAGATTGATTGCATTGACCATATATTTTTTTGCGCGAAGGTGCTGGTTTTTCTCTAATTGTTTTTTTACCTTTTATTGAACTCATGATAATTGATCCATTTTCATCTGTGTCGTAAGTAGGTCCTTTGCCCCCTGTACCATTCCCAACAGGCTGATACATTGTATCTATCTCTATTGTTGGTGCTTTTTTACTTTTTTCTTTTGTTTTGATATTTTCATAAGTAATTTTTCCTTTTTTGTCAAGTTTTTCAACCCATTCGCCTTGACCTAATGTGGTTGGTTTTCCATAACAACATGGAATACATAGTCCCTCAGGATGTTTATCTGTTCCCATAAAACTAGGAAACATCGGTTTATACACTAGTGGATTTTCTGTTTCGACACCATTCTTATGAAATCTATCATCTGTAAATTCAACAATTCGTTTTCCGGCAGGTACTTTGTCAGCCCCTTGGGGTATTAGCGCATCCCATCCTCCACATTTACCAGTATTAATTTCATCTAAAGATATTGATCTGGATTTACCATTATCATCATATAAACACCAAAATCTAGGACAAATGTAATGATATTTTTTATCTCCTGATCCGTATGTAATATGCTCGTCATATGATTTAGTTCCAAATTTAGTATCTTGTTCATCAATATATTTTTTTTCCTTTCCAGTTAACATGACTGGTTGTTTACTATATTCAGACGGACAGGATTTTGAATAAGCTTTATACCTCCCGGCCTTCTTTTTTAAAAATAATTTAGGTTCTAATTCCTCTTTTTTTGAAATAAATATATTATAATTACCCTTGATACGTGTCCCTTCTAAATTAACTTCAGCTTCGCTAGTTAAATCACTCTTAGGAGATATATCGCTAATATCGCTTTCTACGGGAGAAGGTGTATTGATATTTTTTTTATCGTTGGATGTGATAGGTGAAGGTGTTTTATCATCGATAGGTGAGTCAGAAAAAACAAAATTTCCAAAATCGACACTATCCTTTTCTTTATCGGGAGAAGGTGTTTTATCGTCAATATCACCAAATTGTAAATCTGAAATATCAAAAAATTCATCATCATTACCATCTTCATTATCGTCGTCTTGTTCTTCACCAAAAATATTTAGAAAATCATCTTGTCTTTCAGTATCGACAAATTTAATTTCTTTTGCTTTAATATCTTCTTCAGCAACAATATCTTTTATTTCTTTCCCTTTACAAACTTTTGAAATTAATGTTGTTTTAACGTCAGTGCTTTTTTTATCAATAACCATTCTTAACATAGTATCAATATAAATGTATATAAATCGTAGATATCCAATATCATTAATTGAGGTTACAGAGACTTTGGTCATGAAATTAGCTTTGTTTCGCGTTATAGAAACCGGAAATCCAGTATTTGTTCTAATTGTAATTCTACGATTTTCAAATAGATCAGTTTCAGTTGCAACCTGAGAGGCCCATTCTGCAAATTTTTGTTTAGCTACTTCTTCTGTTAAATTAAAATTACCAATAACTTGTCTTATAATAGTATCCTCTTCTTCACCATTCTTTCTCATTTCATTAATAAAAGAATCTATACTATCCATTTTATTGTAGTTCGATACTCTTTTATATTTTAACTTAATTTCATCCGATTTACCAGATAAATCTCCCTCTATAACAGTAAACACACCTGATAAACAAGCTAAATAATTTTTAAGATGAATATTCTTTTTAATTTCAATCAATGAAATAAATGTAATTTCTTTAAATTCTATATTATCGTCAGCAAACGAGTCAAAAAGCATGTAAGTATATCCACTTTGTTCTAAGAAATTCTTTATTTTTTCAAGAATTGGTTGATTAATAGCCAATTTAATAACTTCTTGTATTTTTTCAGGATTCAAAGCAGCGTCGTGATTAATAGATACATTAATATTCCCATTTGATTCAAATTCACACGTAATAATATACAAATTCGTTTCATAACTATATTCTATATAAAATCCAACGCGCTTTCTTTTGGCCAATATTCTGCTAATTTTGATGATTTTCCCCTTTTTATTATCATTTTGAGTATAAAGATAAGGTATGTTTTTACCATTGGTTGCAATAGCATTATTAGTAAACAATCGATAAATATTTTCACGCTCTCTACCCGGATTATATTTTATTAATGGCATGTTTTCATCGCTATGAATTAATTTAAATAAAATTTCTAATGGCAATTTTACTGAATATTTGGGATGCATTGTAAATTCCATTTTTAAAACTCCAGGCGTATTATCACTATAATTTAACTCATTCTTTCGTTCATAAAAAATATTATAAAGTAGATCTATTTTTTCATTATATTTTATAAATGGTTTATCAAGTTGAGATTTTGTTTCGTCATATAATCTTATCTTTTCATCATTTAATTTGTCCAATGTATCTATCTTTTCTTTAATTACTAGATTTGGAAAATAGACATTTAAAAAGTTTTTTTGCGTTAACCCAGAAACGCTGTTAGAATATTCTAACACTTCTTTTGCCAAACAAATAAATATGTTATTTCCGCATAATTTTCCGTATTCAAAAAGCAAATTAGAATTTTGTGTAGTAATTTTTCCATCAATATCATTTTTTAAAATAGAATCCATTATTATACAGTTGTAAGGGTTAACAGTATATGGAAAGCGCTTTCTTAATGCTATTTTTTGCCCTATAGGAATAGTAATATTTTGCATATTATCCCATTCGATATTTTTAAGTGCTATAAATTCTTCAAAATCGTATACATCTTTATCTTCCTCCATAAATGCACTACACGTACTCGATTCTTCAATATCATCACAACCAGAGGGTAATAAATTTAATAAATATTGACATAATCGCTCTTGCGTTAGTTCTAATGTTTCTACTTGTGTTAACTGATTATATAACACGGAAGGGTTTATCTTTTTGGTATGGACACCAAACATATATAATTCTTTTAATGATATTCTTAAATTTGAATGTTGAATAATTTTCTTCTTTATAGTAGATACGGTATCATCTTCATGTAGATAGGCATCAATTAATTCCACAGGTATTGCATTTGTAGTGATTTTTTCTCGTTCTTTTTCTGAAAAAATAGGGACATTGTTCTCATCTTTCCAGCTATTATCTACAGTATGGTTTCCTTTAAACACGTATATCTTTTTTATTTCAACCCCTTCTAAATGGTTAACTTTGATTATCGACATCTATATAAATATAATCTATAATATTTATTATAAATTATGTTAAAATTAATAGTAGCACATTGTAAAAATAAAGGAATTGGTAAAAATAACATGTTACCGTGGCATTTGTCATCCGATTTAAAACATTTCAAAGCACTTACGGTAGGTAAAACCAATAATAGTATTATTATGGGTAAAAATACATGGAAATCATTAAATAGCAACCCTTTACCTAATAGAAAAAATATAGTAGTATCTACTACATTAAATAATGATAATGAAAACTGCATTGTCAAAAGGTCACTCCAAGATGCGATTGCTTTTTCAAATAAAAATAATTTTGATGAGACATGGATAATTGGAGGAGAGAAATTATATAAATCTACAATTAACACTGTCGATATAAATGAAATACATATTACTGAGATTCTAGAAGATTTCGATTGTGATACTTTTTTTCCAGAATTGCCAAGTAATTACTCAGCTGAGAGTGTAACGCATTGGCGTAATGAAAATAATATATCATATAGGCAAATTATTTATAAAAATAAGGTAAAACCAGGAGAATTTATGTATAATATTTTACCTAATTATGCAGATAATAACATGTGGAAATAGTATTATAAATCTAAATAATATGTATGATGGCTTTAAAATTTCAAAAAATAAAACAAATATTAAATCAAGGATGCAATGTAGTTTATAGATTAAAATTGGAGGTGGATGCTTATAAATCTGTTATAGATGTATGGAAAACTTATAAACGCGTTAACACTCTTGGTATAGTAACATCTGATCGAAGAATAATCAAAGAAATATTTGATTTCCACAAGACAATAAATGACCATGTAATTTTGTATTTTTCAAGTAAAAAAGAGAATTGTCTTTTAATGTGTAAAATAAATAATGAATATATTAATTTATTAGTACCAGCGGTAGAAATAAATCAAGATCAGAAGAGCTTTGCAGCTGTATATTGTTGAATTACCATATATGTTTATGATGCCCATGTTCTTTACGTCCTATCCGAAGTAAGTGTGTACCAAAATGTCTTAATCTATCACCAAGAAGATGATGGTGTTTCGTATTATGTGATGAGTTTGCAGGGTGAGAATCCGGATATATTATTGATTTTTGAGTATGACTATTATGCGATGTATTTGAACTGTTAGAACCGCTATTTGAATTGCTATTAGAACCGCTATTAGAATCACTATTAGAATCATCGTCTAAAGTTTGATGTGATGAT